GAGCGTATAGCAGCAGAAGAAGAAAGAATTGCGGAAGAAGCAGAGGCAAAAGAATTAGAAGAGGCGTTGGCTGAAGAAGAAGCAAAAGAAGAAGAATTAAAAGAAATAATTGCAGAGGCTAAAGAAGGAAAAGAATTAACTGAAGAACAAAAAGAAGTTGTAGTTGCAGCATTGATAGAAAACCTTAAGCCAGGAGAATCTATTTCAGCAGCAGAGGTTCAAGCATCTGGAGTTTCATATGCAGATCTTCCATCAGAAACACCAATTGAAATAAGAACATCTGAATCTGGCGAGGTATTAATAATTACAGCAGAGGTTGCAGCAAATGTAGAATTGGTTCAAGATCCAGGAGCATTATTAGAAGCAGTATTTACTGATCCAGGAGCAGCCCTAGCAGCCCTTGGAAGCATCGGTGCAGATATGACTGAAGGAGAAAGAGAAGAAGCAACAGATATGGTTATAGCAACAGTAGTAGCAGCAGGTGCAGCAATTAATGCAGCAGCCGTTGCAACAGGTGGAAGCACAGGAGGAGGAAATTCTGGTGGAGGTGGCGCATCAGGCTCCAATTCACCAGGTTCAAGAGGAGGTAGAAAATGGTAAGAATAATAAAGAATATCCTAAAAGATATGATAGACCAAGCATGGACCCTTCTTGGTATGTTTATTGCTTGGGTCGTTTTGGATGGTAGTGCAAAAACTGTTGTCGGTTATGGAATCATGGCAACAACAGCATTATGGATACTAACTAGTCCAATCAGAAATAGAGAGGAGGACTAAATATGGCAACTAAAAAGGTAGTAGAGCCTCCGAAGAAGGAGCACCCACAAAAGGCATTGACAAATGTTTTAATGAGAATCGTAGCAGTGTTTGCAGCATCTGGTCTATCAGTACTTGGTGCTGGAGCAGTAGTTGGAATTGACACAATGCAGGCAGTATTCTTAGCAGGACTATTAGGCGTAGCAACAGTCATTGAAAGGCTGGCAAGGGCTTTTTTGGACGATGGAAAACTCACATTGGCAGAGATCAATGATGCGTTTAAGACGGTAGATAAAAAGGCTAATTAGTCATTATTGACGGTAGTTGACAGCCCTCTCTGGGCAATGGTATACTTGAGTATCACCTATCTGGAGAGGGCTTTTGCCATGACTTGCATTGCTGTAGTAAAACATGAAGATAAAATTTATATGGCTGGAGACCGTGGTGCTTCAGATGATGGAACTATTTTAGCACTTGATGCACCAAAGGTTTGGAAGATAGGTCCATACTTAATTGGATATGCTGGATCAATGGACGGAGAAAGAATCCGTTATAATTTTAAACCAACACCACCTAACATTAAAGATACAGATAAGTTTATGCAAACCAGATTTATTAAAGAACTAAAAGAATTTTATAATGAGTTCTGGGTTGATACATCTAAAGATGGAGATCTTGGTTTGATCATTGCAGTTCGTGGTGAAATCTATGAGCATAGTTCTGCAGATATGTCTTTATCTAAGTATACACTTCCATATCTTGCTATGGGCTCTGGTGCAGAATATGCCTATGGGGTTTTATATGCAACAGACAAACAAAAAAATGCAAGGAATCGAGTTGCTCAGGCGGTAAACGCTGCAATTAAATTTAACCCATCCTGTATGGGCCCAGTTGACATCGTTAGCCTTTAAGGATATACTTTATATATGAGTGAAGAATTTGAAGAGATATTAAAAGATATTCAGAATATGGAATCAGACTTTGACGAGTTTGAGATTTGGCTTGAAAACGGTATTGAAAGAGGATGGGTATCAGAACCATTCTGTAATACACACGAGTCGGATCCTTTTATGACAGAAGAAGAAGAAAAAGAGTGGGAAGAAGGCGGAGACCCATGCCAAGTAGTTTTAAAAATCAGACAATAACAACAAACAAGGAGAAATAAAATGAAAAAAGCACTACTAGCACTACTATCAGCAGTACTATTAATCACAGTAACACAGCCAGCACAAGCAGAAGATCAAAAGGTTTTGGCAATTATTGACTCTGCTATTAACTCAAAGAATTTTTCATCAATCATTCACGAAGTTTGTTTTACTACCGTGAAGTCAACAGATCCTAAACAAAATATGTCTTGCCCTAACGGAGAGTATTTTATGGAAGGTACAGGAGCAGCAAGTGCACCATGGCCAACAAATATAAACTCTGGAACATACCACGGAGATGCAATGGTAAAGGCAGCACTTGTAACTAATCCAAATATTAAGATTGTTTTTATTAGAGTGCATAATGTTACATCTTTAGGAAACTCAGGTCAGCCAGAAAATGGATCAACCATTCTTAGTGCATTAGACTGGGTAAATAAAAATGCATCAAAGTATAGTATTGATGCTGTATCAGTAAGCCAGTCTGGTGTTCGTACAGAGATGATCAATAGGGTTAAAGTAGTATCTATTCATCCTGGATGTACAACTCCATCAATTTTAAATCCATTTGTAAACCAAGTATCACAACTAAATGCAACAAATATTCCTACATTTGTTGCTACTGGAAATGATCAAAGAAATGATTTTGTTGGTTTTCCAGCCTGTGTCCCTGGAGTCATTGGCGTAGGAGCATTGGCAACAGAAAATCTACTTGAAATGTCAACAAATACAGGCCCTGGTCTTGATCTTGTTGCCCTTACAAAAGTAAGAGTTACCAAGTACAACGGTTCTGCAACAGATATCTATGGAACTTCAACAGCAACTGTGGTTGCATCGTCATCATATGTTAAAAATAATACATATAAAACTTTTCAAGAGTATCTAAACTCTCTTAAAAAAGTATCTCTTAGCCAAATGATTAGAGTTAATAATAAACTTGAATCAGCAAACAGGGGCACATATAGCAGCAATTAAGCAGTTGTCCTGGGTATGACTAAAACTGCCTGCCTTGCCCTATAACTCAGTTGGTAGAGTGCCGAACTGTTAATTCGGATGTCCCTGGATCGAGGCCAGGTGGGGCAGCATTATATAAAAGTGATATAATACTTGTATGAAATCACTTTATGAAATTCCTTTAAACTCTGCAGAAGGCACACCAAACCATTTAGATCAATATAAGGGTAAGGTAACCCTAGTTGTTAATACAACTGTTGGTTGTGGAAATGCCAATCAAATGGAAGTCTTGCAATGGCTACAAGAAAAATATCAGGATCAAGGTTTTGAAATTATTGCTGTACCAACAAATGACTACTGCGGACCAGGTGTAACAAAAGGTAAATGGTCAGAAGGAATTACTTGTGGCTTAGATTCAAAACAATATGGACAAGAAGTTTACGGAACTACATTTAAATTTTCTGAAATGGTTGCATCTAATCCTAATGATCTTGCTAACGAACTCAGCGAGCATAAAGGAAATTCTAAAGTAAATGGATTAGGGCAGCCAGTTGGTGAACCTCATGAGTTATATAAAGAGATTGCTAATCAAATGACAAACCTTCAAAATATAAAAGAAACAATTGAAGATGAAACTCCAGAAGGAGGATACTTGTCTCCTTGGCTAAACCAAGGATTTTATAATGGTGCTGAAATGGGTGGAAATTTTGAAAAATATTTAATAGATAGAGATGGATATGTTGTGAAACATTTTCAATGTACAGTTCTAAACTATGATATAGAAAAAACCCTTAAAGAGTCTTTGATAGAGGCTGGAACACCTGCTGAGATGGGTGAGGGTAGGACTATGGAAGTCTTCAATGAAGAGTACCAGACTATCTGCAAAGAAATAGAAAAATTAATTGCTGGAGCAGTATCTCCACTCAACCCTTCATTAGTAAAAATATAACATATTTTTTATTGACAAACAACCAAGAGTTCTGATATAATAGAATTAAGTGTCAAAAGGAGGCATATTAATGGCAATTAAAGGATCAGTAGAGGCAATCATTGAGGTTGCAAAGAAAGAGTTGGGCACAATTGAAGGCCCTAAAGATAACGAAACAAAGTACGGTGCATGGATGAAGGTTAACTTCCAACCATGGTGTCAATCTTTCGTTTCGTGGTGTGCATTTACAGCGGGAGTAAAATCATTCCCTAAGTCTGCATCAACAGTAGCAGCATCAGATCAGTTTAAGAAAGAAAAGCGTTGGGCAGATGCTCGTAATGATGACCCAACTCCTGGAGACTGGATCTTTTTTGATTTTCCAGAAGATGGTGTAAATCGTATTTCACATGTTGGTCTTTGCATTAAGAACAACGGAGATGGAACAATTCAAGTTATTGAAGGAAACACTTCAGGAACTGCAAAGGGAGACCAGCGCAATGGCGGAATGTGCGTAGAGAAAACTCGTGCATATGTAAAAGATAACAAGAAGAAGTTAGTTAATGCTGTAGTTGGTTGGGGTCGTCCAGTTTATACTGGAGAAGAGAATGCTCCACTACTCAATAAGTTGTCTGCTTCAAATATTGATATTAATGATCGCTCTGATTACATTCAGTTAGATGCAAAGCCAAAGAAGCCAGCACCAACTGCTATCACTGCAAAGAAGTCTTCTGGTGGCGGTGGAAGCAAAGCGCTAAGAGTTGAACAGTAATGGAATCAACTAAAAGAACATTATTAAAAACAGCAAGTTGGGAAACCTTTCACCTTGTTGGTGTTGCTGGTGTTATTTATTTGTTCACTGGTGAATGGGAGTACGCAAGTCTTGGTGCTCTCATTTACATCGGTTGGGAAGCACTTGGATATTTCCTACACGAAAGAGTCTGGGCTAAATTTGGAAAGGGAATTAGATAATGCGTATTAGAATTATTAGATTTGTTGTTAAGGCGCTTGGTTATGAGTGGGGCGGAGATCTACTTAATGCACCAATCTGGACAGTAAAAGCAAAAAAGAAGAAGTAGTCTATGGCATTGTACGAATACGATTGTATGCCTTGCGGTAAAAGGTATACGAAAGAAAGATCTATCAAAGACAACGATCCAGGGTATGGTTGTGAAACTTGCAATCTACCACTGGTTCGTGTATACTCTAATGTAGGAGCCGTTTTTAATGGTTCTGGATTTTATTCCACTGATAACAGAAAGAAGCAAAGTGATTAATTCAAAAATTTTTGATTTTACAAGCATTGAAGAAATATCTAGCAATTTTAATTTTTATAAAGAAATTTTTATAAAAAATGGCTTGATTGTGTTTAGAAATGCAAAACTTTCTCACCAAGAACACATTGTTTTTCATAAAATGTTAAGCAAAGGATTCGGTGCGTACATAGAAAATAACTTAAATGGCTACACAGAAGATCATTCAAGATTAACTGATGATATTAAAAAAAATGCTAATGATAATGGAATAATTTTAGATTGGCATATTGAGCATCCACACTATACAAACCCAATTGTATTGGGGTCTTGGAATATGCACAAGTTTACAGCACAAGAAGAAAGCGGAAAGACATATTTTGTAGACACAAAAGTTCTTTTTGATATTATGCCAGATAACTTTAAAGAGTTTGCAAAAAAATGTATAATTATTAACCCAGTTGGGAAATCTCAAGGTGTGGAAGCATCTCACAAGTTAGTTGATAATCACTGGATAACTGGGGATTTAGTTATTAGAATTAGTCATTTAAGTGAAACTGGAAATAATTATCAAGTACTTTATACATTTGATGGAAATGTTCCAACAAAAGAAGAATATAATTTTTATAACAATATAATGAAGTGGATTCAAGATCAGTTGTCGCAAAATTTAAGTATAAGAGTTGTGCATAAATGGAGACAAGGAGATATAGTCGTACCAGATATGTACAAGATGTGTCATGCTGTAAGTGGTGGTTTTGAATCTAAACAAAGAGAGTTTAAAGGTATTTGGAGTCGTCAATATGAACATAATAGAAATGGGTAGTATACTATGAAGACAATGTTTACTAAAGAGGTTATAGAAAAAGAATGGATCCTTAAGGCAACAGATAGATGTGATTCTTGTGCTGCAGAGGCTTTAGTTCAAGTAACTGGAATCAATGGAGATTTGCTATTCTGTGGTCATCACTACAATAAGATTATGGACAATCCAGAAGCCTATAAAAAAATGATGTCTTTTATGATTAGCATTATTGATGAACGAGAAAAGTTGGTGGTATAAAATGTTTGAATATTATGTAAAGAAAGTAACAAAGGTCGTTGATGGAGATACCATCGATGTTGATATTGATTTAGGGTTTGACATTTCTTTTAGTTCAAGGGTAAGACTGGCTGGTATTGATACCCCTGAGTCCCGCACTACAGACAAGGCTGAAAAGGTCTTAGGGCTTGAAGCAAAGGCTTATCTAAAGCATTCTATTGATGCTGCTAAGACTGTGGTTATTAAGACAGAAAAGATGAATTCGTCAGAAAAGTATGGTCGTATTCTTGGTTGGATATATCTTGATGGAGATACTGTTTCTCTTAATGATAAGATGATTAATGATGGACATGCTTGGGGATATATGGGAGAGACAAAGATCAAAGATTTTGATGCTCTTGCTAAGGCTAGAAAAAACTCTGGCAAGTAAAATGGGGCTTCAAGAAGATGCAATGCTTGAGCACCTAATGCTTCAAGGAGCCATTGAGTTCCAAGGTATTGATGATGTGACTGGTGAAATGCTGTACGCCATTACAGATAAAATGAAAGAAGTTAGCCCAGGTATTTATGAAGAATTAAAGGATCAGTATGAGCATCATATGTTTCAACTGATTGATCAAGGTCCTACAAGAATGACTTGGAAACTAAAGGTATGAACTTTAAAGATGAAGATGACGCTATAGATCAGTTAATCTTGTCAGGGGCCCTTGAGGTTTCTGGCATAGATATTGAGACTGGAGAGCCAATGTATAACTTTACAGAAAAGTTAATTGAAGTTAGCCCAGAGTTACACAAGGATATTTCTTTATATTTTTCTCGTGAAACTATGGCTTTGTGGAGTGATGGATTTTTAAATATGGATGTAACAGAAAAAAATCCAATAGTCACTATCACCAAAAAAGCATTAGATGAAGAAGAAGTATCAAAACTAAGCAAGGAAAGCCAAAGAACCTTAAAAGAAATAATTCGGGTTATCTTTTCAGATAAGTAGTATAATTGTTCTGGAGGAACTATGGAATATTTTCTTGGATCTGCAATAACTATGATAGCCATGTTTGTAACAACAAGGCTTATCTCTTATAACAAACTTAACACAAAAAATAATATACCAAGGTACAGTCAAAGTCATATTCATATGTTGGTTCTTCCTTTGCTTCCAGAAATAAAAAAATATAAAAAGAAGATGATTACTCAGTCTAGCAAGCATGAAGAAAAAACAAATACCAGAGTTGTTATTTTTGATAACAAAGCCTACTTTGTGAAGGATGGAACTTTTTATTGTGCAGAAATGGACGGCAAAAACATAGATGGAGCCAGCGCAACCCTAGTTGACACGATGGGTATGGATAAGGTACAATTAGATAAGATGCTGTTTATAATGGATCAACTTAGAGATGGGAAGCAAAATGATAGTGGGGATTCAAGGAACCAGTAGTTTCGATGACTACCAGGTTTTTCTTAGAGCCATGGCAGTTACAATGTCTTCTTTAAAAGAAGAAGATCCTTATTTTTATATTTACTCTGCAGGACCAGGAAACATTAACTCAATGGCTATGGAGTTTGCAAATCTATCAGAGCGTGGTTTAAAGGCTCGTGGTAAAAACATTAAGTATAAACCTGTACCACCATCTTGGATTACAGAAAACATTACAGATATAAACTACTTTGCTTTTTTAAGCAAGGAAAGAGAACAAGTATCAAAACTTGTTGAAGATGCAAAAGAAAACAATGTCGAATACGGCATTTTTAGATACTAACAGAAAGAATAACAATGCAAATTAAATCATTAGAGCAAATGGAAACAATTGTCAAAAGCAACAAGGCTTTGATATGGGATGGTTGGACAGTTGTAAATTCTTATCCTTCTGAGAAGGGTAGAACAGCCCCACAAGGGGCATTCGTGGATGGCAAATGGCATCTACAGCGTCGTTTTGTACCTTCTAAGAATGGATGGGATATACCAGACAAGTTTGTGAGTTAATATGCCAAAGCATGAATGGAAAGATGATGCTTTGTGTTTAGACTACGACACAAATTTATTCTTTGAAAAGTACGAAGATGATGAAGTCCTTAGACCAGCAATAGATAAACTATGCTCTATGTGCCCTGTTTCAAAGATGTGCTTTGCTGTTGGAGTTTCACAAAAAGAGTGGGGCATTTGGGGCGGTGTTTACCTTGAAAGTGGACAGATATCTAAAGAATTTTCAAAGCATAAGTCTAAATCAGACTGGGCAAACACTTGGCAAAGATTAACAACGGAGAAATAATATGTATACAGATTCAATGAGACGAGCCTTTAGATCGCTAAGAGGTCCAAAGAATTTTGAACTTCAGATAATAGATAACGACAATTTTCTAACAGTGAAGGCAAGTGAAAAACAGTTTATGAGTCTTTCTGGAGAAGAAAAAAGGCAGGCTGTTGAGTATATGATACGTGCCAAGAAAGCATTAGAAGAAAATGGTGCAATTGTACTATTAGTTAGAGAAGGTGGTAAAGAGTTATGATTGAATTTGTAGCATTTGCTTTATTCATTATACTATTTTTCATATTGATATTTAAAAATGTGCAATTAAAAATTAAACTTTCTTCAACAACAGTAGAACTTATAAAGGCGCATATAGACAAAACCATATTGTCTGAAAAGTTTACTGAAATAAGTAATAACGTTAAGCCAGATCCATCATCAGAAGCATTTTTAAAATTTGTTTCAGATTCTAGAGACTGGGCTTATCAATACATAGATGAGGTCCAGGCTTCATTAAATAAGTTTATTACTGATATTGAGCCTGAAATAGTTTATTTTGACGAGTACGGGGTAGTTGGTAGTGCATACCCACACTACTACTCTATGAAGAAAATTTCTCAGGCATATAAAGATTTAAAGAAACTGTTGCCAGAAGACTATGATAGAATAGATTAATGATACAGTTAAAAAGCACAAATAACAGTAATCTATTTATTTGTGAAGAAGAGTTTTGCGAAGAAGAAAGTACTCAAATTTGGGCAAACTCTGAAAGCAGGATAATTGACTTTTGTGATTTTCATTACAATAAGGCAACAGAATGAAATTTTATTACTTTGGAGGATCTTTTGATGCAGGGAATAAAGAAAATTTAGAAACTGCACCAGTTTTAGAGAAACACAATTTTGACGGAGTAATGTTTACCTATGACTCAACTCAGGGAGATATGTTTGTAAGAACTGCCAGGAAAATTGAATTAGGTAAAAAAATTAAATATTTAATTGCTATTAGGCCTTATACAATTTCCCCACAATATCTTCAAACTATACATAACTCTATGGACGAAATCGATAAGGATAGACTTCAATTTAATTTTGTATCAGGGTACATTAAAGATCACGAAGAAGATACAGGGGGTATCGTTGGTAATCTTGTTGATAGTTCAGACCCAGTATCTAAATCAAAGTATATGATTGAGTTTATTAGAGTATTAAACAATATGAAAATAAATAGAACGCCATTAGATTTTTATATTTCAACAACAAATAACTATATGTTTGAAGAAGCAAAAAAATATAACAACAAAATTATTCTTCCATATAACATTTATAAGCGTGGATACTGGCTTGAATCATACGAAGGCACATCTTCTATGATCGAACTTAATATAAAAAACACTGAGATTATGTTGGCTTTAACCCCAATTATTAGAAAAACTGAAAAAGAACTTGAGTCATTAAAGAATTATGCTTTAAGACCTATTTGGAAAAAAGAAGAAAAATCAACAGTTGTTGACGATGTAGAATATTTTACCTATGAGGGATTTTCTGAGTTTGTCGAAACACTTGAGCAAAAAGGTATCAAACATTTATTAATAAATGCAGTTCCCAGAGATGAAGTCCACATCATAGTTAAATTTATTAAACAATATGTGGAGTCAAAACAAATAAAGAATGAGGAAGAATAAATGAAAGATGTTATACTATCAGTACTAACAGGTTTTGGATGTGGCGTAATATTCGCAGCATTCAAATTGCCAGTCCCAGCACCACCAGTTTTTGCGGGAGTCGCAGGAATTATTGGTCTCTGGATTGGTTTTACAGCACTAACTAAATTCATATCCTAGGAGGAATAAAAATGAATGAACAAATCAAAGCAGTACTAGCATCATACGGACGATCAGTTCTTGGAGCAGCAACAGCGTTGTATGCATCTGGAGTAACAGATCCACAGACATTGGCATACTCACTACTTGGTGCACTCGTGCCAGTAATTTTGAGAGCAGCCAATCCATCAGACACAGCGTTTGGCAGAATGCCATCTGTAGAAGATGTAGACAAGGCAGTTAAGTCTGCTAAGGTAGTCAAGAAGGCTGCTAAGAAGGCTCCTGCAAAGAAGTCTACTCGTGGCGGTGGCGGATCTAAGCCTCACACAAACACTCTATAACATATAGAATAAGATTAGCAGGCTTGTTATTTGACAGGCCTGCTTTTCTATGCTATAATATTTATACCTGCCCAATATGGGGGGAATTAACTTATTCGCTTGAAAGGGGAATAACATGGTAACAAAGTACGCTATGGATCTATTTAATGATCCTTTTTTTATTGGCTTTAACAGAGAGTTAAATCGCCTAAAT